GAACAAATTGCAGAACAAGCTGGTGTCAGAGACACCAGTAATTTTGATTTTGAGTTCTATCTCGGACCGGAGCCTGGGCCTATGTATGGCCAAAATGCTCTTAAGATGGTGTGTGCGGCGTTTGTGTCGCTTACCATCTCTATGTTTTTCATCCATCCCCTCCTTATGTTGGCTTCGGTCATCATTATGGGATGCGCCACCTACCATGTGTGGCGGGGCACGCGGTGCACTGATGCGGTCCGAAAGACTGGGATACTCACTGGAGTATCAGCTGTCGGGAAGTCATATGGAGACGAGAAGTGTGATGTTCGTCCCGCCTCTTGGATGGCCGTGACTCCCAAGTGTTATGATAATGCGGCATTGCTTGATGTCAACATTACATACATTAATTATGGTAAAACTGGACTTGATGGCTATTATCCGGCGATTAAAACTCATCGCAGGACTATTTCGCTTCCTTACTTTTGGCAAGTGGTTTCTATTTGTCAAAATGTTCGAATGAGTGGCCTTACAGCCATGGAGAGGGTTATTTCAACCTCTAAAGCTATCACTGGTATCAATTTGAATTTGATACAAGTTGAAGTTCAGCAAAATTCACAGTTCGTGGCCAAGTTGTACTTGGATTACATGAAATCACGCGCGCCTGTGGATTTTCCCATTGCCCAGGGAGGTACCCCGTGCAGTACGGATACCGAATTGGAGAAGTACAAATGCCAGAGATTGTACTCCCTAGGAAACAACCAGGATTCAAGTTTGTCGTATCGCTTGATGCTGATCCTCGTCGTGTTGTTTCTACTTCCTTGGGCTGTCATGTTGCTGGTGCTGCGTATCCACGCGGAGACCCCAACCACACCCCTAACATCATCGGTAGCGTCCTTAAGCGAGTCTCGTGCGATCCCCCGGTGGGTGACAAGCATCTCGTGGACGATTTTGGCCGGTTTATTGATCGCTGGCTGCTTGCTAATGTTGTGCCTCTTGATCCGGGTGATCAACTGGATGCCGAAGAATGGATTGCCC